ATGGCAAACCTGCGCAGTACGGTATCTTCCGGTGTGGCAAGCATCAAGAGCAGTTTCAACTCCTTAAGTTCGATTGCTTCTTCGGCGTACCGCTGGGGCGCAGATATCTGTTCCCAGATGGCATCCGGTGTCCGTGCAACCGCTGGTTCCGTGATCGCGGCGGCAGAAGCGGTAGCAGCAAAGGTCAGAAGTCTGTTGCACTTCTCGGTGCCAGACGAAGGCCCTCTATCCGATGCAGATGAGTATATGCCGGACTTCATGAAACTGTTGGCGACTGGCATCAAGAAAAATGTCAAGTCGGTAGTGAAAGCCGTGCAGGGTCTTGCCGGTTCCATGAGTGATAACCTCACGACTCCGGTGGATTCTCTAGGCGACTGGATGGATTCGGTGGTCGGAAGTTTTGCCACCACGATCAAGAGAAGCCAGAGCGGTATCGGCAGTGCTGCAAGAGATGTGGGCAGCGGTATTCAGACTCAGCTCATGTCCGGGCTTTCTGGATTGAAGACCCAGTTCCAACAGGTCTGGACAGATTTACAGGGTATCACCAAAGCGGCCGTTGGCAACATGAGCGATGAGGTGAAGCAGGGCTTCGCAGATATGAAGGATTCCATCAGTGAGCTGAGTTCTCAGACCAGTTCCCTTGGAAATGCCATCCGCAGTCTTGGTGACACCTTTAACTCCGATTTCCTTAAGAGCCTGGGCAACGGTATCAGCAAGGTTGGTGATACGGTCAATACAGTCATGGGGCTTGTGGACAAACTTGGCTCCATGAAGAATACTATCGGAAACCTTGGAAATACCATGCAGAACCTCGGCAATGTCCTCGGCACCGAAAACGGTGGTGGTTTGCTCTCCAATATCGGCAGCTTCCTGTCGAAGATCGGCAGCGCAGACGGCGGTCAGATTGTGTCGAACTTTGGCAACCTGATCTCCGGGCTGACTTCCAAGATGGGTGGTCTGGGAGAAGGCATCACCGGCATTATCTCGAAGCTGGGAAGCCTTGGCTCCAGCGGCAGCGGAATCCTGTCGAATCTGGGCGGACTGCTCTCCGGTGTGGTATCGAAGATCGGCGGCTTGGGCGGCAGTCTTTCCGGCATCGTATCGTCCATCGGCTCTTCGCTGGGCGGTATTGCTGGAACAGTCGGTACAACGCTGTCCGGGCTGCTTGGTTCGGTCGGCACGACTGTATCCGGTCTGGCTGCTGGAGCTGGTTCGGCACTGGCTGGCATTGCTTCCTCTGCTGGAGGAGTGCTCGCTTCGGCAGGCACAGCACTTGCTGGTTTGGCTGGTCCCGCTGGTATCGCAGTGGCAGCAGTCGGCGGTATTGGACTGGGTCTAACCGCTCTCTGGAAAAACTGCGATGGTTTCCGGGAGGGTGTTACGAATATCTGGAACAAGGTCACTTCCGTATTTTCCAAGGGTGTGTCAGCCATTAAGAACGGGATCTCCAATGCGGCATCGGCCATTGGCAATGTTGCTTCCTCTATCTGGGGCGGTATCAAGAATGTGGCTTCTTCGGCAGTCAGCTGGGGCAAGGACATCGTTGGCGGTATCGCCGGAGGTATCAAAAAGGGCGTCAGCTGGGTCGGCAATGCGGTCAAGAGCGTGGCAAGTGGTATTCGTTCGTTCCTGCATTTTTCTGTGCCGGATGAAGGACCTCTGGCCGATGCAGACACCTATATGCCAGACTTCATGAAGCTGCTTTCCGGCGGCATCAAGAAAGGCGAGGGCGGACTGATTAGCCAGATCAAGTCGATGGCAGCGAAGGTACAGCAGGGTATGGAGGGCATCAGCTCTTTCAGCCTGCCGGAACTGACCTTGCCGCATTTCGATGGTTCTGGCTGGAACTTCCCACAGGCGGCTCTGGCCGGAGGCGGTACGACCCGGACGACCAACCTTGGCGGTGTGTATATCACGGTCAATGGCTACAATGCCCGGAATGATGACGAACTGGCACAGACCGTTGCCGATAAGATCAACGGCATGATCCACGAGGACGATTCGGTCTTCAAGTAAGAGTAGGAGGTAGATGCGTATGGGCTACAATGCCCCAAAGCAAACAGTATCACAGTTTCAGCTTAAAGGCAGATACGCCAGACAGTATCTGTCCTTTGCCGGGAAGTCCAGCAAAGATTTCCTATTATATTTGTCTGGCCCCGGTGTGTATGATTCCCCGGCTGCGGATGTGGAGAGTACCTCCGTACCCGGCAGGAACGGGGACATCCTTACCGAGAATGCAAAGGCAGGCCGCCGCAGATACCAGAATGTAGATATCAAGTACAAGGCATTTTTCTTTAACGGCCTGCCAGCCAAGACCGCAGCAGTCAAGGCATGGCTGTTATCTCCGATAGGGTATCAGAAGTTGCAGGACACCTACGACCCGGATTTCTTCCGGATGGCCGTCTGCAAGGATGCCCTTGCCTTTGATGTGACTGCCCAGAAAGCCGCCGAGATGGAGCTTACCTTTAACTGCAAGCCCCAGCGGTGGAGCGTGGATGGGCAGAGGAGCATTCGGCTGGAGAGCAGGGCGACCTTAAAGAATCCCTTTGCTTTCCCAGCACAGCCCATCTTCAAGGTCTATGGAGACAGCGGCGGTGAGCTGTATGTGGGGGAGGAGAAGATCACCATCCACAGCATCAAGGACTATGTGCTTCTCAACTGTGAGACGCACAATGCCTACAATGCTTCCGGCTTTTGCAACGAAACCATCCTTTCGGATGATTTCCCGGAACTGCCGGAGGGCAAGACACAGATCACATGGACGGGCGGTATCACAGCGGTGGAGGTCATTCCACGCTGGTGGACGCTGTAATAGGAGGTGCAGCCAGTGATCCCATGTTTATATGATTCCAGAGAAACGAAGTTCGACCATAACGGCATAGGAAAGCTGGCAGATGCACAGTCCTGTACGGTGACAGAAAAGCGGAACGGCAGCTATGAACTGAAGCTGGTCTGTCCGGCAGATGGCATCCATGCAGAGATGCTGGAGGAGGGGAATATCATCCTTGCCAAGCCTTCCGACACCATGCAGAGCCAGCCGTTCCGAATCTACAAGATCACGACCCCGATCGATGGCAAGCTGGAAGTGCAGGCCCGGCATATTTCTTACCAGCTCAACTTCATCACGGTATCGCCATTCTCAGTGACCGGTTGTGTGGGAGCTATGCAGGGGCTGAAAAGCCATGCCGCTTCTGAATGCCCCTTTGATGTCTGGACGGATGTGGATTCCAGCACAATCTTTACGCTGGGGGTTCCTTCTTCGTTCCGTAACTGTCTGGGCGGCATGGAGGCTTCCGTGCTGGATACTTTCGGTGGGGAGTTCGAGTGGGATAGATATGTAGTTAAGTTCCATAAGGCCAGAGGAGCAGATCACAATGTCCATATCATCTACGGTAAGAACCTGACGGACTTCAAGATGGAGAAATCCATCGAGAATACCATCACAGGTGTGCATCCGTACTGGGTGGATAACGAAACCCAGGCGGTCATGGAACTGCCGGAGAAAGTTGTGCTGATGAGCAAAAAATCCGTGCCGTATCAGAAAGTCACTGTGCTGGACTGCACCAGTGCTTTTCAGGAGAAACCGACTGAGGCGGCACTCCGGGAATACGCTCAGAACTATATCGACACCACGGACCTGACGGAGCCAGAGATCGATATCAAGATCGATTTTATCCAGCTCTGGAATACACCGGGATACGAGGACATCGTGGAAGCGGAGCAGGTATCTCTCTGCGATACGGTCCATGTGTATATTTCCAAGCTGGGAATTGAGGTCAGCTCCAAGGTCACAGAAACCGAGTATGATTCGCTGTTGGAACGGTATAACAGCGTCACGCTGTCGAACTCCACGGTCAGCAGCCGGAACTCCTCCCTGACAGGTTCGCTCAACAGTATCCGGAATACAGCAACCATTGCCTACGATACCGCAGTTCGAGCAGAAACAGCTGTTGGAGAGCAGATCGGCGGCATTTCGGCATCCATCATCTACGATGGCGCGCTTTTCGCAGCCCTGTTTGGTCTTCATTATAAGAACGAAACGGACAGCAAAGGGAACACGACCCGGTATGCGTTCAATGCGGCCACTCTCAGTCAATCCTCTGTGGCATGGAAGAACAGCTCTGCCGGGTTATTTGTATCGACCGATGGCGGTAAGACCTGGGGCTATGGCTGGGAATCGGATGATACCGCAGTCAAAACAGCAATCCTGCTGGAACAGACCTTAAAGGAACTGGACGACCGCTACAAGAAAGCTACGGAGCTTTCCGAAGACTTGCTGAAAGAGCTGGATGAGCGGTACCAAACAGCGACCGCTATCTCTGCCGAGCTTCAGAAAACACTCGACCAGCGGTATGAAACGGCCAAGAAGTTGTCGAAAGAGCTGTATGAGGAACTGGACAGGCGGTATAAAACGGAGGACACGGGTATCCCTGTATCGGAAACCGCGCCGGAGGCTCCGGCAGCAGATACCCTCTGGGTCGATAAGAAGAGCCTGCGGTTGAAGCTGTGGGATGGAAAGCAGTGGCAGACGATTGGATATGAGCCGGAAGATCCCGACCCGAAACCAACTGATCCAGAGCCAACGGAACCAACCACACCTACAGAGCCGGAAAATCCAGACACAGAGGAGAAAGAAGATAAGACCATCGAAGAAAGCAATACCGAGAAGGGAGGGAGCGCGTAATGGTCACAATCATTTATCAGGAAGTGGAGCTGTCATTGACGGAGAATCTGATCCCGGTGACAGTTCCGGTCAAGCAGTATGACAACAAAGCGAGGAAAGTCCGCTGTATTCTGTATAACAACTCGGTACAGTATTCTGTGCCGCAGGACTGCATTGTTGCCTGTTCCGGCACCAGACCGGACGGTACGATCTTTCACTACACCAGCGAAACGGCAGCTGACCTTGTGTTTGTCGAGAATGGAGCAGTCATCTTTACGATCACGGCTTTCATGACCGCACAGGCAGGGCGGTTTCCATTAGATGTTGTTATGCTCAGCACAGCAGGGGATGTCCTTGGTTCGTTCTCCCTCACACTGAAAGTGGAGCGGGCCGCTATCAACAACGGCAAGATCGCCACCTACACCTACGCCGGTGTGGTGGAAGCCATCCGAAAAGGACTGCTGGAAGTGTATATCACGGACGATGGCTACTTTGCCATTGTGTCGGAGGATGGGCTTGGTTTTAGCGATAAGTCGGAGTCCAGCACCATCCAGAAGTTCATCGAGAATCTGTTGAACTGCACGATCACGGATGACGGTTATCTTGCTTTTACCACGGAAGATGGTCTGAAACTCATCTTCTCGATGGATGGAGATGGACGGTTGATCGTAGAGTTTGCAAACGGCTGATGCAGCCGGGAAAGGGGAAAATATGTCGGAATATATCGGCAACCGAATCGTCCCGCGCCACGGTGGTGTCTGGGACAAAGCAAAAGAATATGAGCCTCTTACCATTGTGTATGAGGAACCCACTGGCGACAGCTATATGAGCCGAAAGCCCGTGCCGGCCGGAACGCTTCTGTCGCAGGAGGAATACTGGGCGATGTGTTCCCGGTTCTCGGAGCAGATGGCGCTTTACCGCCAGAACACGGCAGAGGAGGTAACACAGTTTCGTCAGGACATCGCGGATGATGTGACGCAGCTTCGCACGGATACTGCTGCAGATGTGGCGGCTCTGCGGAAGATGACTGCTCAGGATGTGGCAGACATCACGCAAAAGGTGGATGCTGCCAACAGTGCTGTTGCAGCCAATAAGTCTGAGATGGACAAGACCGCAGAAACGCTGAAAGCCCAGATTGATGCCAATGTCAAGGCATCTACGGACAAGAATGCCAACTATGCGCAGGAGCTGGTGGACGCCCGTGTGGACGATGCCGGGAAGACCTATCCCACGGCAGGCGACAATATCCGCTCCATTGGCAGAGTCCGTTCCATGCAGAATATCATGAAGAACTGGGTAATCAATAACGGTTTTGCAAACCAGAACGGTAACCTTGTAGCTGCTGAGACCTGGCGTGTTGCGCACATGGTTCCGGTCAGCGGTGATTCGATTCTGGTGGATGGTCAGTTCGGCTACATGAGCGGCCGGGATGACTACAACAATGTGGTCTGTTATGATATGGACCGCAAATTCCTCGGCGGCTGTTTCCGTGCAGAGAGCGGCAAGGTCTATGACAACTATGTCATCTCGCTTCTCCCGAACACTCGCTTTATCTCGGTCACCACCAGTGAAAAGCTGTTCTCGAAGCTCTCGGTGTACCTTTACGATAACATGCTCCCTCTGCGCCTTTTGTCGAATTATGCAACGGGCTGGCAGTGGATGAATGGCAGTGTGGAGATCAAGTACAGCGGCAGCAAGGTGACGGTCACATTCCCGGAGGGGAACGGCGTATATATTTGCCGCCGTCCGAATGGCATACAGTACGAACAGACGAAACTGGGCGCAGCGGACAGTATTTCGGTTGAATTTTCCGCGAAAGGCTGGTGGGCGGTCTACTACGATGGCATGGAAGTATCTGCTGACGAGGCAGGAGAGAAGACCGAAGTACCGGTCATCAAGGTGGAAAATACGAGCGGAAGCTGGGGAAACCTGTTCACCCGGAACCGCTTTGTGTTTGCTGTGCTTTATGACGGCAATGTTGTATATGCCGCTCCGTCCAACAGTGGCACGGTCATCAACGGCATCGACTACGGCAATCCTGCGAGAATTGCTTACAATGCGGTTACCCAGCATAAGTACCGCTCGGCGAAGATGTTCCTTTCCACGGGTCAGCTCACGATCGATACCGTCAACCGCACCATGCAGGTCACTAAGCGGATTCTGGCGGAAGTGGATAACGGTACCTACTACTGGATCGCTGTTGGCGAGGAGCCTGTGCCGATGCTGGATAGCGATGAAGCTGAAAAGCATCACATGCTGATTCTTGCCTATGATTCTTCCAAAGGTGAGATCAACCTCTATGACACCACACAGTTCAGGGAACTCGGTGCCTTTGGCTATTATATTGCCGCATGGTATGAGAATCACTTCTGGTATCCGCACATGGGTTCTTCGTTCAGCATCGTGCTGGATGGTACGGAGTACAAAGCAGGGGCTCTGTTTGATGAAGAGCGGCATGATTCCTATATCGAGAAGAAGTACGAAGACCGTTTCCAGCAGCTTCGCTCTGACCTTGCTGGTAAGGACTCCCGGCATATGTATCTGGCAAGCGGTGGCATTACCATCAATCAGGATGCCGGTACGATCCAGGTCAGCACGAAGTGTCTGGCTGTGCCGGATACCTATCACTATGCGTGGATCACTGCGAGCGATCCAGTAGAGATGGCGTTCAATACGTCGAATCCAGGCTATGGAATGCCGATGCGTATCCTCGCCTACGATGCCAGCACGGAAACCATCAACCTGTATGATACCAGCCTGTTCCGCAAACTGGGTACGAATGGCTTCTATATCGCAAGCTGGTATCAAAGCAAGTTGTATAATCCGCGCATTCATCCGGATTTCAAAATCATTCTGAACGGTAAGGAGTATGCTGCTGGAGATTTATTTGCTGATAACACAGCAACACACATCCCGAAACGCATTACTGATTATGTGCAGAAAGCTATCACCCCGGCAGTGGAAGATGACATCGTGACCCCGTCCCACTGGGACTGCATGGAAGGCCGGCAGCTTTCCATCTTCTATGATTGCTTGTCCCGTCATGATGGTAAAGAAAATCTGTATGTGTTCGCCAGAGGCACGAATGCACCGAGCCTGACACGGAACGAGTATTGCATGAACTACACGCCGACTGCGGAGAGCACCGACTTTTCACTGACTGTTCGCCGTCTGGACGAAGAGGATTGCCATATCGTTTCTTCCAAGCCGGTGCAGGTGAAAGTCCACCACAAGCTGAAGGACAAGCTCACGAAGAATGTCTGCATCTGTGGTGACTCTCTCGTGGACAATGGCTCCGTGGCTACGGAAGTTTATCGGCTGCTGGCGGAGGATAACGACTGCGTGATCCATCAGCTCGGCACGAGAGGTCCTTCCGGCGGCAAGCATGAGGGACGCGGCAGCTGGACCTTTGCCCGGTATCTGGCAGACAGCGACTACGCAGGTAAGACGAATGCGTTCTGGGATAAGATCAAGGGCCGGCTGGATTTCCAGAAATACTGCGAAACCAACGGCTATGAGGGCATCGACTACTTCCTGATCGCGCTCGGCACCAACGATGTGTCGCAGGGCAGTACGCTGTACCGTACCGAAGCAGAGGTGCAGAAGTTCGTGGACCAGGCAAAGCAGTTCATTGATGCGCTGCTGGATAAGGAAACGGGCTTCCCCAACTGCAAGATCGGTATCGGCCTTTGCGGTCCCGGCTCGGATTATTCTTACCAGTGCAGTTCCAGCATGGGCATCTTCCACATGAGCATCAACACGCTGAACCTCGCACTCATCAAGGCATTCGATGCTGGCAAGTACCATAAAAATGTGACCTGCTTTGCACACGGCCTGCGCACCGACCGCCGACTGGCATTCCCGTATTCGGACAAGCCTGTGTCGAGCCGTTTCACGGAAACGAGCCGGACGCTGACGAACAGCATCCATCCTTCCGCAAGAGGCTATCAGGCATGGGCGGACGGCTATTACTGCCAGATCCGTGCATGGCTGACCGAGGACAGCAAATAAATTTCCACCGTCCCTGCCAGACATACCTCCAAAGTGTCTGTTAAACGGTGTTCATTATAGAGGAGTTATTTTACACAGGACGGCATTGACCGTCTATTTTTATGCCCAAATTGGGCAGGAAAGGTTAGGTAAAAAATGCAGAATGTGATCGATAAGATGGAGCTGATGTTCGCAGGCCTGGGCGGTTTCCTGGGCTGGTTCTTCGGTGGATTTGACGGCTTCTTTTATGCACTGGTCGTCTTTGTAACCTGTGATTATTTCACTGGCGTGCTGGCGGCGGCTGTGCGACATGAACTGTCCTCTGAGGTCGGCTTCAAGGGCATCGCCAAGAAAGTGTGCATCTTCATTCTTGTTGGAATTTCCAGCGTGATTGATACACAGATCATCGGCGAAGGTGCAGCATTAAGGACGGCACTTATTTTTTGGGCGATTTCCAATGAAGGACTTTCCATTCTGGAAAACAGTGCTGTCATTGGACTTCCGGTGCCGGAAAAATTGAAAGCTATGCTCATTCAGCTTGTGGATGAGAATCATGCAGCCAAGCTGAATGGTGGAAGCGACGAAGAGAAGAAACAGTAATCAACGGGGGAGAGGTGTAACAGCCTCTCCTCATATTTTTGAGGAAAGGAGATTAGCAGTGGCGGCTTATTATGAGACACGACTCTATCGAATATGGGGTGCAATGAAAACAAGATGTCAAAATCCAAATGCCAGTAACTATGAGAACTATGGTGGTCGAGGCATACAAGTTTGTGACGAATGGCAGGAATACTGGCCGTTTCATGACTGGGCGGTTACGAATGGCTATGCCGATGATTTGAGCCTGGATCGTATTGATGTGAATGGAAATTATGAACCTACAAATTGCAGATGGGCGACACGAGTGGTTCAGGCCAACAATACGAGAACCAATCGCTTCATCACCTTTAACGGTAAAACGCTGACTTCAAGGGAGTGGGATCGAGAACTGGGTTTTCGTAGTGGAACAATCAGT